AGTTAGTGTGTCTGCGGTAGACAACCTTGAAGAAAGTGATCTGCGGATTACCAGTAAGGTAGACATCCTGTGCGCCGTAAGCTACTAATTGCATTAATCCTCCACCCATATAATATATAGCAATAAAATAATTCTGCAAAATGTAATTAATTAATTATAAATAAATAAATTGATTATTTAAAAATTTATAATAATAAATATTATAACAGTATGTCAGCAAACGGAAATTATCCTCCGCCACCGTATCGTAAAACCCCTGAAAATTATGCGAATCCTAAACCTATAAACTACGGAAAACAAGTTCGACAAGATAGTCATACACCTAGCGTAAACTACGATAAACACAGAAGTTCTAGTTCAATAAGAGAATCAGAAAATTATGAAGACTATGATATGCTTGATAGTCTCTATAATAGTCGTAAAGAAATCAGTAACCAACATAGTAAAAAAAATAATGGAGGAAAAAATACTATAAATATAAATTTCACACAACCACCACCCCAGGTATATTATGTTCCTAAACAAAGGAAACAAGTAAGATATCATGGACCGGTTGTAAATACACCAACTCCATATAGTATACAAAAAAAATATCCTAATCTTAGTATTCAAGAGAATTATAGTGAAGAACGCCGCCTACTTGAACAAAAACATACACAAGAACTATTAGAACTGGAAGCCAGAAGGGTCTATCCTTCACTTTACAAAAGATAAATTATAACACAGTTCTCGTTTCGCTCTTATAGCAGTTTCTTCTATAACAATAACATCTTTACAACTACTACACCACATTTTATAAGGCTTAAATGATATTTCTTGTTCTATAAGACGTAGTGATTTATATGCAGATTTTTCTAGTTCTTCAGGTGCCGTATTGTGAATGGTATCTATATCTAATTTGTAGATTTTAGAATAATATTTTTCTTCTATATCCCACATCCTATCAGCAAGATTCATAAATGCTTCCTCAAGTACTGTAGGGTTCTGTGTTTCGTAGTAAGCCATGGTGTGTTTATATGTGTGTGTGAGTTCATAATTTTAAATATTAATTTCAATTTTTTAATCCTTTACAATTAGGTATTCCAAATATAAATTTGTACATATCCCAATTTTTAGTATATTCTCCTTTTTTATCTAAATAATAAATAATAAACCCAATTAGTATAGTAAATAGGGAAACATTCGATATTATTTTATTTATTTTTTCTAAAAACTTCGTTTCCTTTCTTATTGTTTTATAGTATTCTATATAGTTATTAATAATGAAAATAGTGAGTATTAATAGAGAAACAATCGCTGTAAAGTATATATTCATTTTGTTAAACATTATAAAGATAGAATAAAGTAGTAATGTATTTTTTAGTTTAGTAATAGGGTGTTTTATTTTAGAATCATAAATATCCATAGAAATATAAATAGATATTAGCTGTAATAGATGTTTAAAAAACATACTACTTGATAAAAGTTGTTGTGTATTGCATCCAAGTATCTCAGCAAAAAAATTACCACTCAGTGTTAATACAACCATTAATATACTTTTAACATATCCTTCAATCATTATTATAAAGTTATATAAAATTTACAGCATCTCCGGTTCTTTTACTAATATAACCAGCCCTACAGTATTCTATTTTATTTTTATGGAATATATATTTTGCCTTTTTGTAATTTTCATCATCCAAAACAATCATAAACCCAATACCACAATTTAGCGTTCTATACATTTCTTCATCTGAAATATTTCCCTGAGTTTGAATATAACTAAAATGCTGTGTAATAAGATTTTCCTTATAAATGTTCATACACTTATCGTCTGACAAAACTCTAGGTGGATTATCAATAAGACCACCGCCAGTAATATGAACAAGTCCATTAATAGTAATATCATCTAATAGTTTTATCTCATCATAATAGCATCTGTGTGGTTGTTTTACCCAGTCTACAAAAGATTTATTCAATTCTACATCTTTGAATATTTTTCTAAGCAACGAAAAACCATTTGTATGTAATCCATAAGAATAAAGTCCAATAACATGGTCGTCTACTTTAATATTTTTTTTACCATCAATAATATCTTCCCTTTCTGCTATACCCGTTATACACCCTGCAATATCTATTTCATTTTTATTGTATATATTAGGCATTTCTGCTGTTTCGCCACCTACTAATGGACATCTGTATTTGGTACAAGTGCGGGACATACCTTCGATAACATCTAGGATGTGTGTTTTATCTAATTTTTCACAAGCAATATAATCTAGAAAATAGAATGGATCAGCTCCCTTTACAAGAATATCATTAATACTATGTGCAACAATATCTTCGCCAGCAATTTTATAAACATCTTTCGTCAATTTAGACAGGAAAGAAGGTTTGCTACCTACCCCATCAATACTAGAAATAAACACGGGTTCTTTATACTGTTTAGGTATACCAATAATACCACTATAATCACCAATACTATGGAAACAGTTATTATTAAAGGTTTTCTTAATAAATGGTGACATAGATTCAACTATGTTTTGTGCTTTGTCTATATCTACACCACTACCAAGATATGAATTATCCTCTTCCGCTTCAAGACCTATATCATTCCTAAATTTAAAATTAGTGAGTTCTAGTTTAGAATTAATTTTTTTAGATATAAGATTTAAATCATTACCCTTTTCAAAAAACACAAGGGTTCTTGATGAAGTTGAAATAATTAGATTTTCGTATTTATTTACAGAAGACAGAATAATATTAGATTTATTTGCGTTGTACCAATTGGGTTCAATTTCATAAATACTCTCATTCTTTTCTGGATAAAAATTGGGAACAAGATATTTAGAAACCATATTCAAATTAGAATAAATAGGTGTAATATAAACTAATCTATTATATATAATACCTTTATAGATATCATATAAACTAGTTTCAAGCAATTCTAGTGCATTAATACATTCTGGGTCACCATATCTAGAATTAAATTCAATTATTTTTATTTCTCCACTATAACACTTTATATAACTACCATAAATAATACCTTTGTAGAGTTCTTTATTATCTTTGGTCAAATATTCGACTGTTTTACAATTAATTTCCCTAGCGGCCACAATGTCGGATTCTGTTAAAAATGGAGCACGATGATTAGAATAAGAAATACATCCCATACTACCTGTATTTGGACTATTTTCCTTTTCTAGTTGTTTAAAATCTGTTATTACAGGCATATGAGAAAAATAGGTACCATCACTGTAACTCATTAATGTAAATTCATCTCCTTCAAGTTTTTCTTCAATAAGAACAGTGTGGTTATTATTTAGTAAATCAAGAGTATACATAAATCCTTCAAGATCATTTTTGAAATGAACACCTGATACTTTAACTCCCTTACCAGAACACAATTTAGTAGATTTAATAACATACTTAAAATCGAGTTTTTCACAAAATTTATAGTAATCTTTTATCTGTTCATGGGTATTAAGTGATGTAAAATGTTTGTAAATGGGATTATACGGAGATGAACCATTTTTCTCAATAAGTTGCCTTGCATAAAATTTATTTGTTTCTATTCTAGCTAATTTTTGACTAGGTCCAATACATTTAATATTATGAGATTCGAGTAAATCAACAATTCCAATAGCCAAGTATTTTTCTGGACCAATTACAGCATATTTTATCTTATATAATTTACAAAATTTTAGTAAATTATCGAGATTGGAAATAACCGAAAAATTTTCCACGATAGATAAAATTTCTGGGTTTTTATTATTCCCAACACAATACAGTTTTACTTTAGGGTCATCCTTTTTTAGTTTTTTTATAATAGCAAGTTCTCTGGCACAAGAACCGATTACTAACCAACTCATTAGTTATAGTTTATTTGTAGTATTTAAATATAATTTAAAATTACTATTATTTTCTGTCTTGGTTTGAATAATTTTTATAATAAGATTACCTCTTTTCTCTGAGTATGGTATATATAATCCTTTATGTTCAATTGTATATGACTCATTAAATGGATAGTTGCATTCAAATGTATATTTATTTTTATCCAGAAACTCAAATTCATGCTTGATATCATTTTTATCATCACTAACAATATAATACAAAATATCGTAATTATCAAATATATGGAAGTATTTATGTGGTTTTGAAATAATACGTACAATAATATCACCGGGTCTTTTGTGTTTTACTTCATTAGATTCACCAGAGAATGCTACAATTTTTTCACTACAATTAAATACAAAACATTTTTCCTGATCGAAATAAATTTTATTATTACAAATATTACAAAATGTTCCTTTATTAGAGAAACATTTAAGACATTTCCTTTTCCTAACCAAATTTATAAGTTTTTCTTCACTATTATAAATATCTTCCAACTCAACATTTACATTAATATTAATATTGTCTGTTACAACTTCACTAAATATATTATCATAATAGAATCTAATTTTTTTAATATTTGAATACATTGTGTCAAACAATTCATTAATATCAATATTTTTAGCCTTTTTAAAAATATTATTTAAAAACTCTCCTTTATTTATAAATGATTCTGTAAATTCCCTAAAATCATCGTTATTATCATTATTATTAAATCTACTAAATTTATTATGATTTTTTTTAATATAAATAAATGCAACATTTATCTCCTTAAATTTTTCGGTTGATTCTTCCGCATTTAAAGGATTTCTATCAGGATGGAATTTTTTTGCGAGTTCTTTATATCTTTTAGTAATATGTTCTATACTATCATCCTCTTTTACTCCTAATATATCATAAGAATTCATAAGGTTATATGTAATAAAAATATCCTTTTTAAATAAAATTGAAATATCATTTAAAGATGATAATAAATATAATAACAATGGAGGGGATGGAATTGCCACCTAACCTCAGAATATCTACAATTACAGCTACAAGTAAAATTAATTGTCTTGTAGACATAGGGAAGGTCTATGAATCACTTGAAATAAATGACCATTTTAAATATATAGAATACGGTAATCAACCAAACAAAGGTACATCGCAAAAACATATTTCTGAGAAAAAAAAGAAAAACAAGAAGGTTTTCTTTAATCAGATTACTATAGAAGTTTGTTGTAATGGTGTTACTAACAATATTAAACTGTTTAATAATGGGTCTATTTCTATGACTGGTATTAAAGATATAGAAATCGGACAAAATTCTATTAATATTCTATTCCGATACCTTTTGTCTAAGGATACATCTGTGTTTAGTGCTCCTGAACCAGAAATTATGTTTTTCAAAATAGTTCTTATTAACAGTGATTTTAAATTAGATTTTGAGATAAAGCGTTCTGAACTACACCAAATTCTCGTTAATGAACATGGTATTTATTCTTCATATGAACCATGTATCTATCCTGGTGTAAATAGTAAATATTATTGGAACAGTAAGTATATGGATAAAATCACGTTCGCAACTGGACATAGTTTTAGATTTAATTATCTATCAATAAATTTTAATATGTTAAGTGCCGATATTCAAGAGAAACTATTTAATGACCTTAATTGTGTACAGTATAAAATGGATATAGCTAAAATGATATCGAATATAATAAAACTTGACGTAGGTCATAATGATATTGCTTTGAATACAGATCATGAGTATCTTTCGGTTGATGTAAAAACCTCTAGTTTGTTTGAGAATACAGATATTGACGCTATTATCAATAGAATCGATAACAATATTAAAGAAAATAATATTAAGTTAGAGATTAAATATAAACACAGGGGAGCATGTTATTGTGATGGTTATTGTTTAGGAAAAGGTAGTGGATGCGGTGAAATGGAATGTAAGAAAGTTACTGTGTCTGCGTTCCAAAGTGGAAGTATTATTATCACCGGTGCAAACACCACAAGACAAATATATGATTCTTATCATTTTATCAATAATGTAATCCATAACAATATAGATACAATTAAAAAGGACACGACCTCACAAAAAAAGTTAGACGAAATTATTTACATTAAAAAGTCCTCTATCATATATAAATAAATAGTTATAAATATAGGATAGTATATATTTTTTTATAACTTTATAGTATATGTATCAAGGATTATATAATTATCAGAATCGCTTTAGACCACAAAAATCATCCTTTGGGCAGTCATTTCAACAGTTTAAACCCCCTTCATCTCTTAATAGCTATTCCAAAAGTATAAATGCTCGTTTTAATAAAACATTTAAAAATAAAGTAAAAACAAATAAAATTCTTAAAAAAACTACCCAAAAACTTAAGAATTTACAGTTTAAATCATTAGAAAAAAAGGAAAGGGAAAGAGAAAAGGAACGTAGAGTCAAAAAATTTATTCCACAATTCTCAGACAAACAACGGAAAATGGTGGAACGACTTATACTTACCTCTAAAAAAATTAAGTCTAGTAAAAGAAAGGGATTAGTAAGTAAATTAAATAAAGCTTCTAAGAAAAAAACACCCAACTCATTTAGAAAAAAACTATTAAATGTTCTTAGAAGAAAACTTACAAAAGACGAACAAAAAGAACTTGATTTATATTTGCAAGTAAGTTATTACGACGAAAATCATTTTAACAATAACAATAATAACACCAACAATAATAATAATAACAACAACAACAACAACAACAACAACAACAACAACAACAACAACAACAATAACAATAATAACAATAACAATAACAATAATAACAATAACAATAACAATAATAATAATAACAATAACAATAACAATAACAATAACAATAACAATAACAATAACAATAACAATAATAATAATAATAATAATAATAATAATAATAATAATAATAATAATAATAATAATAATAATAATAATAACAATAAGTGTAAAAAGGATAAACAATTGAGATTGATTTCTAATAATACACAGACTATAGATTGTTTAACTAACGATAAGAATAGTTGTAGTGCTCCATGTAGATGGGAATCAAATTTGGGTAATGGTATGTGTGTACCAAGTGCAATTAGATTGGAGAAAAAATGTATGGATAAATCCTTTTATGGATGTAGTAAACCGTGTAAATGGTATGGTAATATAAAAAAGGGTGTTTGTAGAAATACTTACTATAATGATAAAGATCTGGCTTTAGAATATAAATTAGTATCGTCTGAAATAGATCGGTTTGAGAAATTTAAAAATATTCTAAGTAATAGAAGTAAAACGATTGTATTTAGTATAACAGATAGAGTAAATAATATTAACAAAAAATTAAAGATGTTACTTGAGAAAGAGAAGAAAATAAATGTAAAGGATGTTACACTAAAGGAATCTGTTTTTGAAAAAAATATGGAAACACTAAAAAGATTACGCGAAGAAGAATTTAGATTAAACAAAGAGAAACTAAAATTAAATAGTATTTTAGGTAAAATTAATAAAAAATAAACTATATTTTACATAAAAAAAATTGAATTAAAAAAAACCTTGTTAAAATATTAATGACGCAAGATGGAACCCTCAAGGAACAAGTACCCATACCAAATCAAATATATTATTGGCGGAACGAAGGTTTATAAGATACGGAAGGAAATAGTTGCTTTGAAAATGCTTGAACAAACAGTAAAAATGACAAGGTATCCGACTGACCTTAGAAAAAGTATACTACAAAGGAATCTTACAATACACTATTTCAATACAAAAACAAGATTCGTAAATCTTTAGGGTCTTAATGAAAATATTATAGCACAATAAATGACAAAAATAATAAAGAAAAAGGAAGTACAAATTCGTTCTACTATAATAGCTAAATTATCACAATCCTTTTTATGTAATTCTTCTTCAGACTGATTAGATTCTACAGAATCTATAGAATCAGCTTCATTGTTTCCTTTTCTTTTTATTTTACATGATAGATTGTATTTATCTAAAAGTGAAATAATATATTTAGCTATTTTGCTATTTTTGTTAGTATAATCATGCATAACCCCTATAAATACAGTTGAATAAACGATAAATAATGCGAAAAATACTAATCCTATTAACATTTTAGATAATAGTGGTTTAGTATCAGTTTTCGGTAGATTTTCTGATAGTATAAGAAGGAAAACTATTATAGAAAGCATTACAGTAACAGCATATGAGATACGTTCACCAGAATCCCACGGTATAAGTAGACATATAATCATAAGAGTTGAAGTAGCAAATGTTGGGAGTATTATATTTAAAACATAATATCCATATTTTCGTTTTAATGTAATTTTATAAAATGAAGACTGAAAGGTTTCAGCACAACATTCATAAACTTTTTCTTCTATATAATGTTCCGTTTTTACTATAGTCCATTCTTGGTTTGACTGATAATTAGTTAAATCTATAGGAAAATCAGCATTTGATAAATTTATTTGTGATGTATCATAACTCCAACTTCCAAACTTATAAGAACAAATTTGAGTGTCAAATGGGAAATTTTCCAAATCGAAAACACAACTGGTTTTTATCATACCAGGTCTAGACCAGATTATATCACCATTACTATAAATTATAGCATTCGTTTTTAGTAATTCATCCATAGGTTTTTCGGCGGTGTTATAAATAAATATATCAGGCGTCCATATAGATCTTTCTAGTTCTGGTTCAGTGTATGCAGTAATTTTAGAAACATTCCATATAGATTTATTCCATTTTATATTTTTATCATTCCACCAATGCCTAAGCCATATATTTGATGTTATAGTCCCATCTACCTGATTAATATTATTTAGCGAACGAATAGCAATTCCTAATTTTATATTTACCGTAGTATTCGGTAATATATCCCTTGTATAATTTTCAAAAACTAATTTTTTTACTTGAATTTCAGATGAATAACCAAATCTAAATAAATTTAACAATATAATCAGTAACATTACTTTAATCTAGAAACTATTATAATAAATCTATTTAAGTAAATTACTTTGATTGTTTAATATTTTAAAAATTATTAATAAATTTAACTTAAGTATTATTTTATTACAAATCTAATGATTATTGAATATATATGGTTAGACGGTATCGGAAATTTCAGATCTAAAGTAAAGGTTACTGATAAACTAATTAAAAGTATAGATGATGTCCCATTATGGAATTATGATGGTTCAAGCACATATCAATCAGAAAGCAAAGATTCTGAAATAATTTTAAAACCTATTTTACTTACAAAAAATCCTTTTTTTGGGGAAACAAATGCCTCATTTGTTCTATGTGAAACAATAACAAATAATGGAGACCCTATAGATACACGAAGAGATGCACTAAATATTTTTAACAAAAAACTAGAATTAAAACCAAAATTTGGTATAGAACAGGAGTTCTTTCTTATTAATCCAGAAACAAACAAACCTATTGGATTCCCAGAAGTAGGTCTTCCAGAAGAACAAGGTAAATATTATTGTTCTGTTGGTTATGATAGATGTTTTAAAAGGAATTTTTTAGATGAAGCTTTAGAAATATTATTAGAAATGGGTGTTCCACTAACTGGATATAATATGGAAGTTTGTCCTGGTCAGATGGAGTTACAGGTTTGTGCAGATGGTATTTTAGCAGCAGATTATTTAATGTTAACCAGATATGTTCTGAATAGATTAGGGGAAAAACATAAAGTATTAATCGAATTTGGTTCAAAACCAGTAAAGGGTGATTGGAATGGTAGTGGCTGTCATGTTAATTTTAGCACAACAGAAACTATGAAACACAATAACTATGAAATCATTTTAGAATATATAGAAAAATTAAAATTAAATCACAAGAAACATATAGAAATATATGGAAATGATAATAGTGAAAGACTAACTGGAAAACACGAAACATCTGATCTGAATACATTTACATATGGCGTTGGTAATAGGAACGTATCTATAAGAATACCTAATGAAACCTTTAAAAATCAGTATGGTTATATTGAAGACAGACGACCTTCTTCTTCGTGTGACCCATATTTAGTTACGGGTCAAATTTTTGAAACGTGCTGCTTAAATTAATTATACTTTATATTTTTTATGAATATTTAATAACATTTAAGTATAAAACAAATATTTATTATAACTAATTTAACTATGGACCAATATAATTTTGATCTAATATCTGAATATGTAGATAAAGTAAAATTAGATATAACGAATCGTGTAGATAAATATATAATCGATAATGACAAAAGATTAACGAATCATATTTACTTGTGGTGTTGGTAATATTTGTAAAATATATATAAGATTATATTTATTATTTCGTTTTAATTAAATTAATTCTCTAGAATTATTTTCTTAGTATATAGTATACAAAAATGGGTGGAGGATTAATGCAACTCGTAGCTTATGGCGCACAGGACGTTTACCTTACAGGTAACCCGCAAATTACTTTTTTCAAGGTTGTCTACCGCAGACACACTAACTTCTCGATGGAGACTATTCAGCAGACTATTAATGGTTCTAGTGCTATCTCGACGTCTAGCAATAGCTCTGGTACCGTGACTATCTCCAGAAATGGTGATCTTGTCCACAAGGTTTATGTCACTTCGGACACTGAGGGTATTACCAGTGGTTCGGAGATGGTCAATCAGGCCGAGCTTGAAATCGGTGGTCAGATGATTGACCGCCAGTCGCAAGAGTGGATGAATATTGTTAACGAACTTACTACTCCCCGTTCCAAGGCTACTGGTTTGAAGAATATGGTTGGCGATGTTGGTAGAACTAGTAATGATGCGACTGATAGTGGTATGGTTCAGGTGCCTCTCCAGTTTTGGTTCTGCCGTAACCCTGGTCTTGCCCTCCCTCTTATTGCTCTTCAGTACCACGAAGTTAAGATTAAGCTTACTTGGGGAACGTTGGCTGATGTTGGTGCTCTTGCGAGCGTTAATGTTTGGGCTGACTACATCTACCTTGACACTGATGAACGCCGCCGTTTCGCCCAGGTTTCGCACGAATACCTCATTGAACAGGTTCAGGTGCACACTGCCAGGGCGTCGGTGACCAACCGACTTAACTTTAACCACCCAGTGAAAGAGCTTATCTGGACCAGTAATCGTGAAAATTCCTACCTCAGCGCTAAACTAGTTCTTAATGGACATGATCGCTTTTCCAGCCAGCAGGAAGAATACTTCCAGCTCCGTCAGCCATTTGACTACCACACCGCCATTCCTAACCAGAACCTTTCTGTTGCTGCTGCCGCTTCTGTTCGCTCGTCGACGACAGCTGCTCTTACTGGCGGTGATCTGGAGATGGATGGGGACCACACCGGCGGTCAGATCACTCCAACTACAAATGCAGTGGCTATTGGTACCAACACTGACCCTACACTGCTTGTCACTTCCGCCTTTTCCAATATTACGGCTACAAACAACCGTGACGAGTCAATTGTCCATTATATTATACCGGACGCCGACCTTGAAACTCTTGAGGTTGGTGATTTGGTGAGAGTAGTAACCACCGGGACGTCTGGTGCTGGAACTGTTGTTGCAACAGTGATGAGACACCTGACGGTCACTGCTGCGAACGCTGGTGATGGCACCATAAAGGGGGACGCGGGGAACGGTGGACAAGTATTCGCTTTATCTAAACCACTACTTTCCTCCGCCGCGCGCGCCGGAGACACCGCCGATTTCGGTATCTCACGTATTGACATTCTTAACAGTACCGAAACCGAAACCGAGGCACTAACGTCGAAAATGACTAAGAAGATTAACTGCTATTCTTTCGCACTTAAGCCTGAGGAGCACCAGCCTTCTGGCACCTGCAACTTCTCCCGCATTGATACCGCTACTCTTCAAACGGAAGCCGACCTCGGGGTGACCGACCGTATTTACGCTGTGAACTACAACGTTCTCCGTATTATGAGTGGTATGGGTGGTCTTGCTTACTCCAACTAAATATTTATTTAGTTTTTTCCTTTTTTCTTTTAGATTTAATTCATTTATTTTTAATATTAATATTAATATTAATATTAATATTAAAAATAATTTATATTTATATAATAAATATAATGGGAGCATTAATACAGTTGGTTTCTTATGGTGAACAAGATTCATTTCTTACCGGAAATCCACAAATGACCTTTTTTAAAGTAGTATATCGTAGATACACTAACTATTCAATAGAAACAGTAGAACAAACTATTAATGGTAGTTCTACCATCAATACAAATAATACATATGGTAATGTAAATATTACTAAATTAGGCGACCTTATACATAAAATATATGTAACATCCGATACACCCAATATTATGTGTGGTTCTAAAATTATTAATAGTGTAGAACTAAAAATAGGAAAAAGTGTTATAGATACACATACACAAGAATGGATGGATATTTTTAACGAATTAACTACACCCTATTCAAAAACATTTGGACTTAAAACAATGATAGGAGATTCTATGAACATTATACCGAATGTTCAGATACCTTTACATTTTTGGTTCTGTCGTAATCCAGGGCTTGCACTTCCTATTATTTCGTTACAACATAGTGATATTAACCTTAATTTTACATGGGGTATAACTTCAGAGGTCGGTGTAGAAGCAAATCTAGGGGTTACTGTAGATTATATTTATCTGGATACAGATGAACGTAAAAGATTCGCAAAGATTTCACACGAATATCTTATAGAACAGGTACAGAAACAACCACTTACGAATAATAACCAATCCCCTATTCTACTAAATTTTAACCACCCTGTTAAAGAAATAATATGGACAAGTAATATGACAAATGTCTATAATTCCGCTAAAATTGTTCTTAATAATCATGACTTGTTTGCATTACAAGAAGAAGAATATTTTCAGTTAAGACAACCATATCAATATCATACAACTATACCAAATAATAATTTAACAGTAGAATCACAAAAAAAAAATGGTATAAATATTGAATTACCCTTAGTAACAAGTTCTTTCGCAGCAGATAACACATTCCCGAATGGTTACGCTATAACAGATATAGATGAAACCGCCGGGAATACATTAATAACTGAAGCACAGTTCACAATTCTAACTGCTAATGAAATAACAAATATAGATAATACAACTGTATTCGTGCCTGTGGTAGATACACAGGATACCCAGAGAGTAACCTATTTTTTTATGTTTACAGAAATGAACACAGAAGACCTTATACAGGTAGGTGATTTGGTAGAAATAAATGTTTCTGGAGAAAATTCAGTTTCAGGAAGTGATACAGAATTTTCAACTATATTAACAACAGTAACACTAGTACAAACATCCTTTGGTAGTTCTGTAGCGGGTGGTGCAGTGGCAGATAGCGGACATTTTGTAGGAGAAGACGCAATTGCTGAAACCCATATAGCTCTACAATTTAATAAACCACTACTTGCTGAAACTATAAATGGAGGTGCTAATTTAAGAATAGCAATAAATACGATGAATTTAATTTTAAGATCCGCCGCATATACATCCAGGATGACAAAAAAAATAAATTGTTTTTCATTTTCTCTAAACCCAGAAGAATACCAGCCATCAGGGACATGTAATTTTTCAAAAATAGATACAGCAAAATTAGTAGTCAGTTCTAATCTACAAAATACTGATAATATATATGCGATAAATTATAATATTTTACGAATTATAGGTGGTCAGTGCGGACTTGCCTATATGTAAACTTTATAAAAAATAATAAATGTATAATATCCTAACTATACAATATATACTTATTCTACATTAATTCTTGGATATAAGGCCATACTTTCAAGTTCCTGGAACATTAGTTTACAAGCATAGGGGACTCTGATTTCAGAGAAATCTATATAATTTTGACATTTCACACATTTAGAAATATTATCACCATAATTTACTGGTGCAATTAGATTACATTTATTACAGATAAATGTTTTATAGTTATCAGAAACATCCATCGTCCGTTCCTTTAGGAACTGCATAGTTCCGTGCGCAATCATACAATCACGTTCCATCTCACCAAATCGTAGACCACCATCACGAGACCTACCTTCAGGTGGCTGTCTTGTTAGTAGAACGCGTGGTCCCTTTGCCCTGGAATGGACTTTATCTTCCACCATATGCTTAAGACGTTGGTAATAGGTTGGACCCATAAAGATTGAAGCGTCCATCTGTTGTCCGGTAATTCCAGAAGTAAGAATTTCATTACCAGATTTCTCGATACCATTTTTCATCAGATTTTTTTCAATATCCTTAATATCTAGGTCATTAAAAGGTGTTCCATCACCATAACCACCTATTTTACAAGTTAATTTTCCAAGAATACATTCCACCAGCTGTGCAATAGTCATACGACTGGGAATAGCATGGGGATTAATAATAATATCAGGGGTAATACCATCTTTAGAGAAGGGCATGTCTTCCTGGTTAACAATCATACCAATCGTTCCCTTCTGACCGTGTCTTGAAGACAACTTATCACCGATAGTTGGATTTCTAACAGAGCGGACCTTTACCTTACAGCATTTATTGCCTTCTCCATTAACATTTACATTTACATTATCAATCCATCCTTCTTCGTTTTGTCTTAGCATTACACTACTGTCTTTATACATATTTTTCTGTCTTTTATCTTTGTTTTTAATAGGACACACTTTCCCAATAATAACATCATTAGAATCCACATAGGTATTTACATAAACAAGTCCATTATTATTAAGTTTAGCGTAAGAACCATGTTTCATACCCTTAGTAATATTACTATCTGGTTTAATAAATTTATCATCATGACCAGAAGTATGAATTTTCTTTTCTTCTTCTCTGTATGTTCTATAGAATGTTGAATTAAACAATCCTCTTTCAACTGCTTGTCTATTAATAAGGATGGAATCTTCCTGGTTATATCCAGTATAGGATGCGATCGCAACAATAACATTCATACCATTTGGAAGATTATTAGATGGGAGATACTGTGAAATACGTGTATTCACGATAGGTTTATTTGAATAGTGCAACAGATGCGACATTGTATCCATACGATATTTTAGATTAGTACAGTGTATACCCATAGCCTGTTTACCCATAGCAGATTGATAGGTATTTCTAGGAGACTGATTATGATTAAGTAGAGGAATACACGAAGACAGAACACCAAGAATAAGAGAAGGATGAATTTCACAGTATTGGTATTGATTCTTGCCTTTCTTGTCCATATTCAGACTCATAGAGATATATGAATGGAAACATTCTTCTACATCTACATATTCTATTACACCTTCCTCTGTGGTTTTTGTTATAGATTCTCTTTCTGAGAACATTTCGTTTTCATTAAGAGTTTTAACAAGTAGATTATTCCATCCAAATTGTCCAGATTTAATTTTAGAAATATCAGATTTGGTGATAGTAACTTTATTTTTCTTTACGACAAAGAGTGGTCGCATACATCTACCAGAATCTGTTAGAATGTGTATTTCATTCAATTCATAGTTAAATACAATAGAAGTGTAGATATTAATAACACCCAATCTTTTCTGAGATTTTAGATATTTGAACAAATCGTAGGAATTGTCAGAGATACCGAGCCAGTCTCCATTAACAAACACCTTAGTTTTATTTTTAATATCACTAAAATCTAAGAATGTATCCTTTTCTTTATCATAAATTTGATGAATTCGACCTTCCAATAGTTTAATAATAGGTGAAACACTAGAATATTTTGTAACATAAGTTGAAACAGCAAGATTTTTTACAAGACCAATAGAACCTCCTTCTGGAGTTTCTGGGGCACAGATTACTCCAAATTGTGTGTTATGCAATTTCCTAGGGGGCAATAATTTTCCAGTTTTTTCGGTTGGCGTGTTTACACGTCTTAGATGTGAAAGAGTGCTATTATATGTTAGTCGACTTAGGACTTGTGAAATACCTACCTTGGATGAATTATATTTACCCCAGTTACCGGTAGCCAATCCATGTTTCAATCCAGCAGTAATCGTTGTAGATTTGAAAATTTTATTGACATTTGTCGGATTGATAATATTTTCAATAGAATGGTTATTCTTCCAAGGATTACTATTTAGTTCTTTCATCAAAGTATTCCTCGATTCTTTCGTAAATTTGCTATGATATTGTTTGAATAGAACTCTTAGTTCTTCTCCAGTTGTAGAGACGCGTTTGTTACAGTAACTATCTCTATCGTCATATGGGTGATTATACAATACACATAGTGCTAGTTTATAAATCATATATCCTAGATAGAATGCTTTCTTCTTGAAATTCTTACCAACGTGAGATAGTACATCACGTTCAATCATACCTTTAAACAATTCAATCCGTCTTTCTTCAGAAAGTCTGATATCTTTAGGTTGACCTAGAATCATCGAATATTTTAGAAGGTAGTTAATAGCTTCATCCTGTGTATAAAGAACGGACGATTCTTCAATAGAAGGAATAATCCACTTAAGAATTTCCTTTTTTTTAGGATCATCAATATCATAGATAATATATTTAATAATATCTTTATCATTTGTAATACCTAATGCCTTGAATAGTATAAAGACTGGTACATCTATTTTCACGTGAGGAATCGTGATTTTAAGAGTATAACCAAAATTGTTTTCTTTACTTAAGAGTTTGATACTAACATTCTTTGTATTATTAGAACCATCAGAACAACAAGATTTGATTTCCGATACATGAGAATATTTAGAATTCGTTTTGGAAGTTTTAAATACGAATAGTTTATTTTCTGCAATCTTTTCTTGACAAACAATAACCTTTTCATTACCATTAACAATGAAATAACCACCTAAATCCATTTTACATTCTTCATCAGAAGGGAAATCATTAAGCATACAGTATTTTGATTTTACCATAATAGGAATATCGGCAATATTAATTCCCTTAATTTCCTTATAGCTTACACGTTTCTTATCGTCACTATTTGGGTTCTCCCATACAATAACTTCAATATCTACATAGAGTGTTGAGGTGTAATTAAGATTCCTGTTTCGTGCATCTTGTGGAAACATTTTTTTTATACTACCATCATTTTCGCTAATTTGTGGTTTTGTATAATAGGTGTTTACAAAGTTTACAACAATTTCATATTTATAATTATTCAGTTCTGTATTATAATCATGATAAATAGATAGTGGATTAGAATTTTTGATTATACAAGGTATTTTGTTTTCGATAAAATCGTTAAATGAATCAATATGATGTTTGATAAGATATTTTTTTTTGTCCGAGTCAAGCATGGACTTGATAACGCACCAAACATCATCCTGATTCATTTTAGACATTTATTAAATTTATACGCTCTGTTTTAAATCAATTTTTAAAATTATTCATAATAAAAAATAAATAAAATAATAAATAACAAACCTATCGCTAATAGTTCTTTATATAAAGGTGTATCTTTTTGTTTATTATTAGTATTATTTTCAAATGGTTCTACATAATTAAATAGACTTCTTATTTTAATTGGTAATTTTTTCTTGGGTAATAAATCCGAAGTATCTAGTTTATCTTCGGTATTGCTATTTGGGTATGAGACCTTATATTCATTAATTACGGTTGTATCACCGTTATCAACTATAAATGGTGCATATTCTGGATTATTTTGTATTATTTGGTCATAACTATAGAATAAAGGTTTATTTTGGCATACACCTTCATCTGTTGCTTCACCCTCTAAAGGCTCCTGTGGTTGGTCTTGATAGATATCGTATACAGATTTTTTTAAGAAAGTTTTAATCTGGATATTTAGTGAACTTTTTTCAAGTCTATTTAAATTATTCATAATAGAATTACAGGAGGTATCAACATTTATAATATCACTACCTTCATTAACAAGAAATTTTATTATATCTAAATCCCTATTTTTTGATATAACAGCGGTATGTAATACCTTTCTTCCTAAATTATCAGTTTTACTTAAACAACACGGGGCATTTATTAGACTATAGACTTGTTTTACTATATCAAGATTTCCACATTTTACAGCAGAATGTAAAATAGTTTCATCTTTATTATTTAATAGATTTATATCCATACCCAGTTTATACAACTCATTAATTAAAAAACTATGTCCTTTAATACAAGCGATATGCATAACAGTATTACCATCTTTATTTTTAGCATCGAGGAAATTTGTACAGTTTTTTAAAAGAAAAAGGATACATTTATTAGAATTCCAGTAGATTGCTTCATGTAAGAGGGTGTTGCCTTCATAGTTATAGTCTATCGATTTAGAAAGATCATTAATTCTATTCGAATCATTTAATAGTTGAACAAATCTATTTACAGAATCGTGTCTTATAGAATCTATTATATCTCTATCTAATAATAATTTTATATCATTTTCATTAAGAACTGTTTGTGCTTCTTCACAGAATTTTAGTTCTTCATTTTTTTTTAATAATTCTCCTTTATGGATAGAACATTTTCTATAATGTATATCATACATAGAGGTGTCTTTTGCTAGATTATTTACATCAAACATTTTACAGTTAGATAACAATTTAACACAAGTATAATCAGTCATTTATTATAGTATTATATTATTTTTTAAAATGTCTATATAGTCCTTTGTAACTGATATAAATTATAGCTAAACCAATAGATATTAATAATACATCTATTAGTAGAGTGCCTATTCTTTTTTCGTTACAAACAGCATACGAACACTCTAGTTCATCTGTTTTTAAAGAAAATCCAAGTAGACATTTAGGGGTTTCAATATCAGGACAGTAGGTGTAAGAATTACCTATGTCTATTAATTCATTAACTTCTTCTTTATTTAAGGTATCCTTATGTTTATTTAGGTGTGGTAATTTATAGTTCGGATTTGCCGTTAATATAACTTTGGTACCCTTTTTATTTTTTTTAAAATCAACAATAAGTGCATCCAATTTAGAAACTTCTAATTCTGCTTTTGTTTTTGGAATATTATTTCGACCATATTTTTTAACCATTCTATTCATTTTTTCCGGACTAATATTATCCGTATTCTCTTTATTGTTATAAAATGAGTGTGATGTTTTATCAGTATAAATAGTAAGACCATTATCAAGATATAAAATAGGTAATACTTCCTCTGTTTTCTTTTTATCACGAAAAATATAATAATTATTGTCTTTTTCCATTGGTTGAACTGTTGTCGTAGTCATTACTAATATATTATAATATTTTGTTAAAAAATTATAATTTAATTCTATATATATACTTATGACTAAAGTAAGAATTGTAAAACTAGATGACGCCATTAAAATGAATAAGTCACCTACAAATAATAAATATTCTGTTTATAAAAATCTTATAGAAAATCCAGATAAATTAAAAAATTATATAGAAAAGAAGTCTAGAAAAAATACAGAAACTAAATTTAAAGAACAATTTAATCATATTAACCCTATTAAAAAAAGGACAAAAAAGAATATTAAATCTAAGGTTAAATCCAAATCACTTGGTAAAAATATGATAGATAAAATTTTTTATAAAATAAATAATGAACAACCGATTAGTTCGGTAAATAAAGTAAATCTATTAAAATTATTTCGAGAAATTATTAGAACAAATGATGTAAAACTATCTAATAAATTTATTAAAATTATAACAAGAAAACAACTTATTATGATATTGGCGTTTTTAGGTGTTGTTAAAACAAAAACACAAGCACCTACACCATTATTAAAAAATTTACTATATAATTGTATCACATCTACTATAAATATTATAACCTAATTACGCTTTAAATTCGCTTCTAAGTTTCATTAGAAGTTTTCCGTGATTATTTTCGCCATTATCATCTTTGTCCATACCCCAATATTTATCAGTATCCCTAAAGATTAGATTATTATTACCTGTCTTGAGTAGTTTTTCCTTTAGTTCTGTGTTTTGTGTGAAATAGTCTCTCATAATTTCTTCGAGGATTTCAAGTTTATTTTCTTCCCAATCTGCGTTAAGTGTCTTTTTCATCTTTTTCATATTTGTTTTATTACCTGTTTTCTTTGCAAGATTCGGAAGATCGCCTACATAGGTTTCGGAGTCATGTGTAAATAGGTCTTTAAAATCATCATCCTTGTTTTTTGTTGAATTAAGAGCATGTTCAAGTGAAACGAATTTTCGTCCATTATAACTAAAGGGTTCTGAAATGTTATAATTAGACAACCATTTGTAAGTTTTGGTTTTAGTCGAATACATAAGATTATCTACTCCTAGATTCTCGGAATCATCAGTCTGTTCTCCGATAAGATCGGCTTCAAGTTGGATTGGTTCTATAGTTGTATCTTCAAGTGCACCTATAACAGAAATCTTATTATCACCAAATTCAAATCGTTTAGCTATAATTTTAACAGAAATATCCTCATTTTCTTGTAGTTTAGTAAAATTTTCATTTTCTTGATGGTGTTGTTTGGCAAGAAGAATACTCATAGGAGAATCTTCATCATCAATATAAGCCATAATACCCATTTTATTAATACTCTTTACTTTACATTTGATAATATCACCTTCTTGAGGATTACAAACTTGAGCGGAATAGGTGATATTATAAATAATATTACCATTAAATTGAGACATCATTAGTTTCCCCATACTACGTTTTAGCAATCTAACACTATCAAGTTTAACATATCCATTATTTACACATTTTCCTTCAATTTCTGATTGGATCTTTTCTTTTAGCACTGTATTAATATCATTTGAAAGTTGATTAGAATCAATTGCGGTTGTGTAAGTTTGTTCATTTTCGAAATAGATAGTCATTATGTATATATAATTACTATTATATATAAATCAATTTTAATTTTTTTTTAAATTAATCTCTCTCTCAATTGCTTCTTCCGCAGTATAAAACCATCTTGCATTATTTGTAGTGCTATTTAATTCATTAAGTCTAATATATATGTCTAATTCTAAACATAATAAATCTTTACTTGGTAAAGAACCTTCTTTATATGTACCCCTTTTAATCTTATTAATATATTCTACTATAGTATCTTTTTTCATACCTTCATTACCACAAATACTACCCGTTTTAACTTTTGTTAATTTAGTTTCTGTATTTTTTTCTTTAATTTTTATATTCATTTTATTATTTTTATTAAACATGTAAATAATTAATTTGTTCGGTGGTAGTTCTGATTTTATTTTATTCTTAATATTTTTTAGTATTTTTAATTTGTTTGTCATATCTACTAAACTAAATTTGTCATCTTTATAAGCCATATATTTTACATTCGTTTCAGATGTTGCTATTTTATAACCAAATATATCTTCCCCATTTTCTGTAATACCAAGATCCCTACTATTAAACAAAATATGAGAATCTAATAACTTAAACATCTGATTTTCTACACTTGATAAACTATTATTTTTTTGTTTTTTTATAATTATTTCTATTAGTATTTCTTTATTTATTGGGTCTAGATAGGAATATGGTATATTCAATCCTATTTTTTTTTTAAGATTATCTATATAATTAATAAGTTCATTACCCTTAGGAACATTTATTTTTAATCTATCCGTTATAATTTTTAATTTTGAGTTGTAAATTTTATTTAATTTTTTTTGAAATTTATCTGTATCTAAATCCGTTTTTACTTTATTTTTTCTAGTTATTTTAATACGTTCATTAGTTGTGTCTATATAGCGTCTTTTTTTAGTATATGGAAATCGTAAATTATTAATAGATGTGTGTTGACCTTTAACAATCTTAGGTTTTACTATATATTTAGTACCAACTCTTGACAAAACACTTTCTCTATTATATGGATCTTTAAGAAGTTCACTATTCTCTACAAGTTCATTTAAACTATAGTAAAGTAGATTATAATCTTCATCGTATTCGGCTTTGTAAAACTTCTTAATATCATTTAGAGTATAATAGAATTGTTTAGTATAGAATGTTTTTATAAAGGTTTTAATTTCATCAATATTATCTTCTATAAATCTATAATCTAATGTATTAGAGTTACTTGCAGAACTCTCACTATCTGGAAGACATTTAAAATCACAGTTTTTAAAATTACAAATCTTACTATTATCTAAATCATGTAATCCGATTTCTATTTCTTTTTTAATATCCTTTCTAGATATTTTTATTTTAAATTTTTGTTTATAAATAGCATCGGTAAACCTATTAAGTTCTTTATTCAGTCCACAATCTATAGCATTCGTTTTAATTAGATATTCAACTTCTGCAATATTTTTTTGTTTTTGTTCTGAAATTCTATACATTTTCAAATCAATCGTTTCATATTTTTTTGGTGCAACAGAGGCATACTGATATACTAATACATTTCTATGTTTAAAAGGTAGTTTTATATGTGAACAATTACGAATCGCTCTACCTATAACCTGTTCCAATTTATTCATATGAAACCAAGGATCCAATATATGTACTTGTCTAATAAACTTAAAATCTAAACCTTCTGCCGCGGTTTCACTGCCTATAATTACCTTAACCTTTTTACCATCTTCGTTTTCATTTTCTATTTTTAGATAATTAAGATAACTATTTTTAGATAATTCATTATCACCTGTAATAAGTATATACTGTTTATCTTGGGTCTTTCCATTCTCTAATAAAGAACCACCATAATTACTATATCCATTCAGTTCTAGTGTTAGTGCTAGTGGTATAATGCCTGAACCTAAAAATCTTGAATAGATAAATACTATACCTTCACTTTTATCTATATTATCTAGTATATTGGAAATTTTGGTAGAGTATTCTCCTATTTTTTTTTTATCAAAAAATTCTTTATATTCTTCTTTCAAAAAACTATATTTATTTTTCTTTTTTTTTACAATCGTATTTAATCCACTATCTCCAATTAATTCCTTTATAGTTTCTGATTTGTTTATATTTGGAAATACAATATTAGAAGCCATTAATCCATTAATATTAAATGAACCATAGTCATCATCACTTGTTTTAATGTCCATAGATTCATATTGTTTAAGCTGATAATCTTTCATTTCACAACCAATTATTTTTAAATTTTGTATACGTTTATCTTCTGGTATTTCATTATTATTAATATCTTTTTTAGGGAAATCTGATGGTTTAAGTAGCTGTTTATCGCCATAAATATCTGGATATAATCTTTTGGGAAATTTTAATGGATGTTCTCCTCTAAGATAAGAGATATAACCTCGGGATTTATCTAAAAGAACATTTTTCCCATAAGGAGTGATTCTACCATCTTTATCAAACATATTAGTTTTAGTAATCGTTTCTCTTTTATCATTTGTTAGAAGTAAATTAAGTATAAAAATAATTTCTTCTGCTTTATCAAACATAGGTGTTGCAGATAGCAAAATAAGTTTCATATTATCTGCTATACCTAAAACTTCTAGTAAATATGCGGGTAATTTTTTACCATCTTTACTACCACCTTCTTTAATATTATGAACTTCATCAATAATCATAACAGTATTAGAAAACATTTCCTTTACCTTTTTTATATAGAGTTCATTATTAAACTTTTTAAGATTACGTATAGTATTAGAGAATTCTATGTAACCAAAAAATTTATATCTATTATTTATTATTTTATTGATTTTTTTTGTAATAACTTCTCTACTATCATCTGGAGATATCTTAGATTCATCTGAAAATTTAGATTTAGTACATTGATCTTTACCATTTCCACTTTTAAATTTTTCTATATTAAAAATATTATTTTTAAAATTTTCTTTAATGGATGGATTAAGCATAACATTAATTTTTTTATTATTAGAAACAAGATAATCTCTAAAATTTTCAGCTATAGAAATACTAGAACATGTTTTACCTACACCTGTTCCATGGAACAATAATATACTGTTGTATGGTGTATTTGGAGACATGAATGTTTTTAAGAATTTTTGGTTATTAGAAAGATTAAACTTACACAATTTTTTTGTGATATTATCTAAATTTGTTAAATTTTTTATTTTTTTAGTTCTGTTTAAATAAAACTCCTTTTTATTGTATATTTTTTTATTAAAATCTTTATCATCAAGACTTGGATAAAAACTAAAAGTATTGTTAGACATTTAATATTACATATTATTTATTTTCAACCGTGTTACGAATATAGTTATTAATATATCGGAACACCTTTTTTTTTTCTGTATTATATGGCCTTATAATTCGAGAACCATCGCCAAAACTATACCATTTTATGTTACTAATTTCAGAGATTTGATTGATATTGTTTTTATCAATAGAAATATTAATATCCTCTGTTAGTTCTGCAAGGTAGTAGACATGTTTGTATTTAATATGATTTGTTCCATGAAACGTTTCGACAAATGTTTTGTTATAGTCTGCAATTTTATAATATTCTGGTGAAATATTGGTTTCTTCTTCAAATTCTCTCACAGCACACCTAATGTCTGTCTCATATAAATTCCTTCTACCCTTAGGAAATCCCCATTCTGGAGAACCATAAACAACAGGAGTTTCTTTGTTAATTAGGTCTAGTGTAATATATCTTCCGTCCACAAAAAGACCTCTTTTTAGATGATTAAATTTGTCTTTAGAAATATTATATTCGCTAATATTATTTTTTGTTTGTTTGGTTCTGTTTTTAAACCATAACATATCCCATAGATAATCAAAATCATTATTTACTATCAATGTTCTTTCTTGTTTTGTCATAATCTTGAAAATATTACAAATATATTCGAAATGTTCTATATTATATTTTCCTCGCATAAATTCAATAAATCCAATCGTGTCTTTCCGTTGTATCATTAGATACTTTAGTTGACCATTTGCACATTTATTGTATAAAATAACACCATAACTAATAATAGGGGATAGGCAAGTTTTGTAATTGTGTCCCTTTTTTCCACAATTACAGCAATAAATAATTTCATTTTTTTTCATTTTTATTTATTGTGTTTAAACTTTTAAATATAAGTTATTATTTTTATAATTAATATGTTATTATTATATATGGATCCCGAATTATGGGGGCCTAAGTTATGGTACTTCCTTCATACTATATCATTTGAATACGAACCTACACCTAATTCTAAAAAAGAATATGCCATTTTTTTTAACTCTTTAAAACATATTATACCATGCAATACTTGTAAAAAACATTATGAAGAATTCCTAATTGATAATCCAGTGGAAAACAGTCTTGATAGCAAGGACAGTATTATAAGATGGGTTCTCAAGTGTCACAATAATGTTAATAAAATAAATAATAAAAGAGAATGGAGTTATGAGGAACTAATTGAAAAATACACGAGTATATTCAAAAATGATTTATATAATAAATTAAATTATAAGAATTTATCTATTTTATTAGGATTAATTATAGTTATTTTATTACTTTTTATGTTTTTTGTTAAATAAATTTACACTATTATTATATATGATTAAGATAGTAATTATTATTGTAATTATTATTTCCATCTTTTTTTATTTTAGACAAACGAAATCAAATTATATTAAAGATGGAGTATCGTTAGACAAACTAGAACATACTTCATATAATGTTATTTCAGATGATATTAGACCACCAACAATTGATAATAATATTTCTTATTCATTCTGGATTTATTTGAAAGAATTCTATTATAATTTTTCAAAATGGAAACATATTTTCCATAAAGGAACTAATATAGAAAACAAACAATTAGATTATTCTTATTGGAATAATATAGAGGCTGAAATACCAGAACAAAGTATCGGGGTATGGATGCATCCTTATTCTAACAATTTAAGAATATGTGCTAAAACAGAAGATAATATTATAGAATATACAGATATTGATGATATTTCGCAGAATGAATCAGTTCATATTAGTATTACTATTTCTAACAAAACACTAAATGTTTATATTAATACTAAATTAGTAACTACAAAAGTTTTCGGTAATAAAATATCTATTAACACTAAACCAATGTACTTTAATTTTCCATATTCATATAATGGAACTATTTACAATTTTTTATATCTACCAAGAATTACAGACAAAACACTTATAACACAGTTATTCAATAAAAAACCACCAACAAATCAGAGTAATAGTATTACAAAAAATAAATTCCTTGAAAATAGATTAGATATAAAAGAAACCAAATTTATTTCAAACATAAAATTACCACCTTCTAATATTGGAATAAAATTCACATATTCATTATGGCTATATATTAATAATATTCCTGAAAATGCACTATGGAATACCAGTTATAAATACAAAAAAAATATTATTAAAAAATATGGGTCACCTAATATAAAATATATACCATTTACCAACACACTTGTTATTGAAATATCATATAGAGATAAAAATGATGAAGTAACTATTCATGATATTAATATAGATAATATTAAACTTCAGAAGTGGAATCATTTAGTGGTTAGCTTAGATGGAAGACATACAAATGTTTATATAGATGGTAAATTAATAAAACATATCCTAATACCTTCTGTACCATTTATTTATAACAAAAATCTATTTATTGGGGATAAAAATAATGATTTTAATGGATATATATCTAATGCTATATACTATAATACAGCCATATCATATAAAGAAGTAATGAAACTTTATAAAAAGGATAAATCGCAACTAATATAATTTATTTTATTAAAATATAGTAATGTATCCATATATTAAAAAAAATTTTAATTTAAAAAAAAATCTAATGATATTTACAATAATTTGTATCATTATTTCTATTTTTATATATTTTTTAACCCAAAAATATTTAGTTAAACCAAGAAAAAACATCTCTATTAAAAATCTTATCCCGTATATCCATAATGCTAAAAAGGAACTCAGAGTTGCAAAACAATCTATCCCACCTTCAACACAAGGACTAGAATATAATATTAATTTTTGGATATTTGTAAATGACTATAAGTATCGTATGAACCAAGATAAAATTATAGTTCAAAAGGGAGACACAAATGGGGTTAATCCTATTATAATGCTAGCTAAAAATAGTAATAACCTTAAAATAAAAGTATCGACCAGTTATTTTAATAATATAGAAAATGATAATGATATGGTTCTAGATCTCGATGAACCTGAAGAATTTACTATAAATAATATTAAACTACAAAGGTGGGTAAATATAAATCTTACATTTGTTGATAATAGTATAGATGTATATTTAGATGGAAAACTTGTAAGTAGTTTTATACTAAAAGGATTTCCAAAAATTAATGAAGGTGGTCTTGTTATTACTCCTAATGGAGGATTTAATGGTCGTATTTCTAATCTAACATATACAAATAAAGGATTTTCTTACAAAAAAATCTATAACGTTTATAAAAATGGTCCAGAACATCTCTAATTAAATTTCTTAATTTATTATAATGAGTAATAACATTAATAATATTAAAAAAAAAATTAATAATCTTAATGTAAATAAATCAGTTTCTTTAACGACTAATAATGTCGCTAATATTAAAAAAAAATTAATACTCTTAATGTAAATAAATCGGTAACTCCGCCACCACCGCAACAAAGAGTAACATTACCTAAGAAGGTAACTCCGCCACCACCGCAACAAAGAGTAACATTACCTAAGAAGGTAACTCCGCCACCACCACAACAAAGAGTAACATTACCTAAGAAGGTAACTCCGCCACCACCACAACAAAGAGTAACATTACCTAAGAAAGTAACAACTACAGATTCTTCTAATAAAACAAATTATGTTGTACCTGAATCACCACCACCTAGTTATAGTAATTCAAACAATACACGTGTAAAAAAAACATTAAATAAAATGAAGAATTTATCATCAGATGTGTTTTTAAAACTTAAAAATAGTGCTAAAAAACTTCATGGAGTATCAAAAAGTAAGACAGTAAATAAGATTATTAGATTAGCGGTAGGTATAATGTTTTTACTATCTTTAGTGATTTTGTCTTTGTTTTATAAAACATTGAATAAACATTTTAAAAATTCGATTATATATCTGATATATAGTCTTTTGACGTTAATGGTATCATTGTTTGTTATACCTATGATATTTTCAGATAGTTCAACCATAGGACAGATAGCAACACTTGTGATAATAGGGATTGCAACATTATTCTTCGCAGTATTTACAAAAAAATATATAGAATATCTTAAATCCTTTAGGAAGGATTCCCCATATCTTATAAAGGATATGAAAAATGCGAAAAAGAGTTTGGTAATAGAACAGAATCCAGATAATGATGAAAATATTATACTTTATAGATCAGATAATGAAGATGGAGGAATTGAATTTTCTTATAGTTTTTGGATTTTAGTAAACGACTTTACATTTAAGGACAAAAATATGAAACATGTTTTTCATAAAGGGGATAGTAAAGCAGAAGTATCTTATACTCCGGCCGTGTGGATACATCCTGATAAAAATACTATAAGAATTAATATGAATACAATAGACTCAAAGGATAATATTATAGATATAGATAATATGCCTGTAAATAAATGGGTACATCTATCTCTTGTTGTAAAACAGAAGGTAGTAACAATATATGTAAATGGTAATATAAAAAAAAGTAAAAGACTTGAGTCTATACCAAGACAGAATTTTGGTAATGTCTGGATAAATCTCTTTGGTGGATTTGACGGTTACCTATCTAAATTGAAATATACAAGGAGAGCACTAAGTTATTCAGAAGTAGAAAACATGGTTTCAGACGGACCATCTACAAAAATGTCGGAATCTTCTGGTGTTGAACCGCCATATTTGGATGATGACTGGTGGTTAAAATAGTTAAGTTCTTGTTTTAAATTTTTATTCAACAACATAAGTTTATCCATATCCTTTTGAATAAGTTCAAAATTTTCAATATTTGTTTTATTAATTTGTTGGGATTCATTTATAAGTTTTTCAATCTCTTCAGCATTTGTTTCTATTTTATGCATAATTTCATCAGAATTTTCTATTAAAGAATATTCTTCTGGAATGAGTTTCTTTAAACAATTTCCCATTATAAAGATATAGTATATATTACTCTATATCATTTTAAATTATGTTTTAAGAACAATTAAACAATCAGATGCTCTGGTTACAGCAGTATATACACAAGATTTAGTATCGTTCGTATTATTTTTCACAATATCCATAATGTTTACATATACTCTTTTATATGTAGAACCTTGCGACTTATGAACTGTAATACAATAACCATAATCAATATCTGCCAAAACATCAATATAGTTGCTATAAAAGAATTCCCACAATCTTTTAAGAATAATATTGTTATATTTATTTTTATTAGAGATAAGTTTTTTTATTTCTGAAAATTTTTGTTTAATAGAACTACACAATAATTCATAATCATCTTTACTTTCATCAGACATAATATAGATGTAGTCATGAAAGGTTTCTAGTTGGTTATCTTCATTTTTTTTCTTAGCAATAATTCCGATTTTCCAGGTTTTAAATGTAATATCAGAAACGAATTCAATAATCTCATTAATTAATGATGTAATTTTTGTATTATCTTTCACCATAAAGGTGTTCTCATCTACAACAAATCTACATAATGGACAACAGTTATTTTCTTTTAACCATTGTTTAATACAAGAATCACAATACATATGGTCACATTTTAGCTGAGATTGTTCATTAATATTATCTTCTAGACAAATCGGACATGTTTTGTCTTTTTCCTTAAGAGTCCGAATATTATAACCGAATGACGCTTTAAGATTCAGTAATTTGTTAAGTGGTAGAGGGTTAAATTTGAAGTCGTGCACTTTAATATCAGTAATAGTAGCGTGTTGTGATGAATAGAATTTATTTTCAATAGAACTATAGTAGTTATTAAAAATGATTTTTTCACTAACATTATACTTTTCTTTGTTATCCTTGAAAAGCAAAGAACGAATAGAATTATTAATAAATCGTTTTTTCTTATTAGTATAAGTAAGAATAATAGATTCATTTATATTTTTCATATAATTAGAGATCCAGTTTTTATACTCTTTCATAAATCTGATATTATCTTTACATAGTTCTTTTGGAGGTCTTTTGTTATTTTTAATAGAATTTGTATATTTCAAAATATCGTTTTTGAACCTTTCAATAATATCTAATTTTACTTTATTTATACCAAAATCAATTGTAAAAACATTGCTTATTTTTTCATTAACAGGTGGGAGTTGGTTTCTATCTCCAATAAATATTATTTTTGTTTTAGAATATCTTGAATTTTGCACAATTCCTTCTAACATATCTTGACAAATCATAGAACTTTCATCAATAAGAACAATGTGAAAATGTTTGATATTATATTTATTACATAGGTTTTGTTGACTATTATAAGTATATAATTCTCTACCCATTTCATCTATATTACGTTTTATATTTAGGAGTTTTTGAATGGTAGTATAAACAATATTTTTCCCCTTTAGTGAACTATATTGTTCTAAAATAGTAACTGCTTTATTGGTTGTAGCACAAAATGCTATTTTCTTTTTTTTATAAATTTCATTATCCAAAATTTTAGATATAATAGTAGTTTTTCCGGTACCTGGATCGCCCTCCAATAAGAAGAACTTATCATTAGATTCAAGAAACTGTATAATAGATTTAGAGGCGTGTTCTTGCTGTTCATTATAAACAAACATATTTTGATTATATATTAATGTTTTTATTTATTCAAATTTAAAAATAATTATATATAATATTTTAATATTAATATGGGTTATATCCAACTTTTAGCAACCGGTGCACAAGATTTTAATCTTATAGGTAATCCACAAATATCTTTTTATAAAATAGTATATAGAAGATATTCTAATTTCTCAGTAGATTCAAAAAAAATAAAATTAATAGGAAATAAAATCAGTAATACAGAACAGGTTACACTTGAATGTGATATAAAAAGAGATGGTGACCTTCTATCTAATTTATATTTTACATTTGAATTACCAGAAATATTTTCAGGTGCTAGAAATGAACTAAGTAACACAGCTAATAGTGTTCCTTATGAATTTAGATGGGTTGAAAATATAGGTACCAATATTATTAACAATACAAAATTGTTTTTAAATGATTCTGTGATTAATTCTTATACGGGTGAATATCTCCAGGTAATGTCTGAATTAATCTATGATGATTCTAAAAAGAAAATATATGATGAAATGACTGGAAATGTGCCTGAGCTATATAACCCAGGACTTCACAATGAAATTAATAATAAAAGCAAAGGTGAATATTATCCAATTATAACTAATGGTGGAAATAAATGGCCAAACGGCCCGGTATATGACCCAGTGGGTAATATGACAAAACAAGACGATACTAATATGACAAAATACATTTACAATGTAAAAAATTCAATTAATCCCAGTAGTATCGACCCAGCAGATGTCCCAACGGGGCTCGACATCACGATATCACAACAAGCATTTAATAGTCAAGTGCAGGCAACAGTAGTTTCGTTATATAACTGGGCTATAAATTCTCAAAATAATCACAATAATTATCATTTCTATGGTCAATATGATAGTTTGGGTCTTTATTCTGGTACTATGAATGGAGATAGTATACATTTTAAGGATGGGAACACATATACTATAACAAATAATTTACATCCACTGAGGTGGCCGACAGATGATTATTTAGATGACTCATCATATCAGGCAAAGGTAAAATTACATTATTCACATTATCCACATGTTAGAGGTTCAGAAGATATTGACGTCGTATCAGTTCAACATAATATCAATTCACCATTAAATTCGGAAGTAATATATAGACATACAACCAGAATTACGAATACGAGTGATCTAATACCTTCTATTAAAAAAAGAAAAATTAAAGTTCCTTTGAATTTCTTTTTTTCAAAATCATCTGGATTAGCTTTACCATTAATAGCGCTACAATATACAGAAGTAAGAGTAGAAGTTAAACTTAATCCATTAAGAGACTTATATACCTATTTAGATTATATCGATAGTGTTGGTGCAGATAATAATAAACAGATAGCAAGGTTAAAATCAGTTAGTCAGGATGGTTCTGGAGTAACTATTAATAGATTTATAGAAAATACAACCTTTGATATAAAACCATCTTTAGAAGCAGAATATGTGTATTTAGATAAAGATGAAAGAAATAGATTTGCTATAAATAGTCACGAATATCTTATAGAAGATGTTTTTAAACCCCCAACTATTAAGGGAATTACTTCAACTAAGGACCATAATATTATATTACACCATCCGGTAAAAGAACTAATCGTAGTATCACAACGTTCAGATATGGAATATGTGAATAACTGGAATAATTATTCTAATTGGACTATAGAAGATGTATCTCCAACAAGTTATAGATATCATAATATAGAAAACGCATATTATAGTCAAAGTCTAAGTCAGTTTTACCATTACAATAGGTATAATCCAGCACGAGCAGCTGATGAATATAAAAAGGAATTTTTTAATAAAAATATCATTGAAAATTTACAATTAATATTTAATGGTCAGGTAAGATTAGACAAAAAGGATTCAGATTATTTTAATTTACAACAACCATTCCAACATCATAAACGTAAAATAAAAAATGGTATACATGTCTATTCATTCTCTCTAAATCCGAATGATTTTCAGCCATCAGGAGCCTGTAATTTTTCAAGAATAGATAATTTCAAAATGAATATAGATTTAGGATTGAGGCAAAATGTGAAGGAAATACCAAAAAAAGCAGATAATTCATTTTATTATAGCTACAATTTCAATATATATGCAGTTCATTATAATATACTTAAAATAACTAGTGGATTAGGCGCTAAACAATATGTTAACTAGTTCCAACTTTCGCGATTTACTTTTTAGGAATGATTCAAATTGTTTAATAAATTTTTCCACTTTCATCGAGATTTCATTCTCCCAAAAATCTTGTTCAAATTCTACATCAATTACATTAATCGTACATTCCTTGCTTTTTTTGAAACATTCGACCAGTTTGGCATTTTCCAATTCTAGGATATACATATAGGCATAAATCTGAACCTTTTCATAATCCCTAAGTTTATAAAACAATCTGTTCATACGATTTTTGACCTCAATCAGTACATTATCATCATTAATCCCATCAATTTTACCACCAACAAACCAGTTGTGTTCGGTTTTAAACATATGCCTTTTGAAAAAGGTATCTACTGTATTTACTTTATCTCCATAAATTTCTGTATACTTAGCAACTCCAGAATTTTCGTGTTTTATTCCAAAATTAGTGTTTGTTTTTTCTGTAATGCAGCTCTGGACTAGTTTCTTATCTTTTTCTGGAATTGTATCGAACTTCTTTAGAATTTCCTGTTTAGCTTTATTCATATCAACAACATCATTAGATCCGAGACATGCTTTCATTTTTTCCTTGATGTTAATATTATTCTCCTTAGAAATACGATTAATAAATTCATCGGTTGATTCAACAACAACCCCTGCTTCTTTAATAATAGCTTCATAGTCATCTGGAAAGTTTTTCTGCCAGATTTTAACAATAATCTCACTAACGTCTTTATACTGGTTGTGTCCGGTGATAACCGCGAGTTCGCTTGCGTAGATACAGAGGTTCATGATTGGTATGGTAATTATACCTAACAAACCTTTATATATTCAATTTTATTAATTATAAATATAAGCATATCGTCCTATTATACAATAAATTTCTAATTATAAATTTTAAATTAATTAAATTAAATCTATAGAATTTTTTTCTTGGTATATAGTATACAAAATGGGTGGAGGATTAATGCAACTCGTAGCTTACGGCGCACAGGACGTTTACCTTACTGGTAATCCGCAAATTACTTTCTTTAAAGTGGTCTA